CTTCCGATCTAAATTCCGAGACAATTTTTTTGATAACGACGATATAGCAATCCTTGAAAGCATGCCAGACGGGATACTTTATTCAAACATTCTACTAAAACTTTATCTTAGAAGCCTTAAAAACAATGGCAAATTAATGTTTAATGACCGCATACCTTATAATGCACAGATGCTATCAACAATTACTAGACAACCAGTTGCAGTCGTTGAAAAGTCGGTCGGGATATTTAAAGAGATGGGATTGATTGAGGTATTAGACAATGGTGCCATCTACATGCTTGATATCCAAAATTTTATTGGTTCATCAAATACCGAAGCTGATAGAAAGCGAGAATATAGACGAAAAATCGCTTTAGAAAAAGGTCAAAAATTTTTGGGACATTTGTCCGGACAAATGTCGGACGAACAGGCACCAGAGATAGAGATAAAGATAGAAAAAGAGAATAGAGATATAAAAGAGATAGATTCCGCAAAGGACAATTCTCCTGCTGCTATTGCTGAATATTATCAATCTCGTATCGGAGTGCTTGATGGTAAACAATTTGAACAACTACTTGACTATATTAGATTTGATCATATGGAGTGTGAATTAGTAAAACTTGCAATTGACAAGGCCGCTGATAATTCAAAACGAAGTTTTGGATATGTAAATAGTATTTTGAAGAATTGGGCGCAAAATGGCATCAAGACTACTGTACAACAAGAAGCAGAACAATCAAACTTTAACAAGTCAAAGGGATTTACTACTTCTCGTGGGAATCAATCAGGACAGGGGGCTAAGGACGAATGGGGATTTTAGAAGTTATCAAGCAATTTGAAGAGGAGTTTTATCCTATCAGCGATGAAAAAAGGTCACTGCTTGTAAAACAACCTCTCTCTACTGTCATAGCCTGCTTGTCAGATATGGCCAGCTGGCAGGCTTGTGGAGGTAAGGTATCATGGTAACCAATGCACTAGAAGAAACGGCTTTATCTTACCTCAGGAATACTGAACAGCAGGATGAAATTTGCGACAAGCACGGAATTCCTCTTATCAAAATCCTTCGGACAAATGATGTTCTCTGTCGCTTATGCGAATCAGAACGGATCCATGCAGAGAATCAATTGAAGGTTGATGAGCTGGCTGATGCAGAGCATGAGCGAGAGCGGAAATTTTATCTTGAGAAATTCTCTCTCTATGATGATGTCCTGAAAAATGCTACTCTTGACAACTTCGACACACCGACTGAAAAAGAAGCGCAAAAGCTGGCTTTTGCAAAGAGGATTTGTCGGGAGTGGTCCGAGGGTGCTAGGAACAATATTGTTTTTCAAGGAGAAGCTGGAACAGGTAAAAGCCATCTTGCTTTTGCTATGATGAAATATTTATCAGAGACTACAAAGGAAATTGCCATCTTTATCAATGTCACGGACTTGCTGATGAAGATTAAAGCTGATTTTAGTCAGGAAGAGTTCTTGGTCAATAAAATTGCTAGTGCAAAGTTTTTGGTCTTGGATGATCTTGGGATGGAGAAGGACAGTGAGTGGTCCTTTAGTATTCTTTATAACATTCTCAATAAAAGGGCTAACACGGTTATCACGACTAATCTGACTGCGCAAGAAATTCAGAAGCGATATGGTCGGCCGTTTATGAGTCGGTTGATGAAGGGTGTAGACAATGATCATCTGATGGTATTTAATGACTTAAAAAATAAAAGGAAAGATTACTTTTAGAGAGATGGGACACCTTGTTATTAAAACTATATTTCGTCTACAATGGACACTGCAAGTTTTTTCTTGGTGATTTCAACAATGTGGACGAACTTATCAAACGGATGAAAGACCATCAGTGGGCTTTCTCAGGTATTACTAGACCAAAATTCAAGAAACACATCGGAAAAGATGATGTGAGGTTTGATTATGGTGCGATAGATTGCTACTACTTAGCGACTAAATCAACGTGCCGCGAACCACGTTAAAAGCGAGCTAGGAATATGTCAGTAAAGGTCATGTGACCTTGGACGAGCGGCTGCCCGTATTTAGCCAAACTCACAAAGGCAGTTGCATTTTTTGGAAAATGATATGAATGAAATCAAAGAAAAAGCTCTGGCGAAGTTGCTAGAGGAATTAAATCAACCACATGATAACTCACTTGACCGTGTTCATAACTGGATATGCGATCAGGAGGATGAGGAATTATTTAAAGGAATCTTAAAAGGGCGATACTCTCTGAAGTGTGCTTTAAGCTTTGCAAAAGAAAAAGCTCGTAAATTTGCTGAAAACGGAGTCGCTTGTATCGATGATGCTACTGTCTTCAGATGGGTTCGAGAATATTTTATCTCAAATTCGCAAGTATCTAACATCAAGCAGGTGCCTGTTGAATCTGTCAAGAAGAAAAAGGAAGACAAATCTCAGGGTTCTCATGAAGAAAAGATTGATGTGGCCAAAATCAGGAAAGGCGCTGGTCCAGATGATGATATCATCATGAAACCTAAAATTAAGAAAGAGAAAGGAGTAGTCGAAAAGCAAATGAGCATTTTCGATTTCTTGGATGAATGAAACATGAACAATGCAAGCGAGAAGCTGATAGACGATTGAAACCACCTGCAAACTTCTGGAGCTGGTGCTATTCACAAATCACAACGTACAAATGGACCAATAAGGACAAGACCATAATCGCTTCAGATTTGGACCTTGGCCATTGTATTGAAAAGCGGCTGACAAAGTCGTCACGGCTCACTTTTTACGACAAGACCTACTTTTTCTCAATCATTCTCAGTACCTCGAAGCGCATTGAGATCCAATCTTATGAATTTAGGTCGAAGTTGGTTGAAGGAAAACAGTTTATCGATTGGCAATTTACAAATTTGGAGCGATTTGAAAATGACAAACATTTGAAGATTGGCCAAGATTACAACGGACAATTTTATCCGTATCTTTTCGCTAATTTCTTTAGCGGAGGATATTATACAGGTAATAAATTCTATCCAAACAACTGGGTTGAAAAACTTAAAAAGGTATCTGAACTCAAATATTTGAAGTTTGGGAATATCGCTTATTGGGAAATAGAACGGCTTTACAAATATAAGTTTGAAATTGAATTCGCTCAGAAAATCCATGCTTATAAATTGGCCAATGAAATCATGTATCCAAATTATAGAATCGGATTTACAAGAACCGTAGATATGCGGACCTTGAACCGCAGATGGCTTCAGAAGAATAAACATTTTTTCAAAAATTCAAATCGCAGCTTTAACGAATTTGAATTGAGCCGTCGATTAAAAGAACGGAACGGCCAACTAGTGCCTGGCATTGAGTCTTATCTGACTTACCACGATATCAAGCATATACCGAAAGGTATCGGGATCAATAAGTTTCAGAATTGGGTTATCAAGAATCATATTGACTTCAATGAATACCTTGACTATCTCAAGATGCTACGAGAAATGGGCATTGAGCCTGAAGGTGATGCTATGCTTGTGCCAAAGGATTTCACGGCCATGCATAATCACACAGTCGGATTATACAATCAATTCGTCGAAGAAAAACAAAAACTGGAAGATAAGAAGAAACGCAAGCAACTTGAAGCTGAGTTTAAACTTAGAGAAGGAATGGATAAGACAATCAATGGCTACGCATTCCATGTCCCTAGAAAAGTGGCTGAGCTGATCTATGAGGGCAAGAAGCTACATCACTGCGTAAGCTCATACACAGACAAGCATTTTAAAGGTAATACCTTAATAGTGTTTGTCCGCCTGTCAAATCAACCTAAAAAACCTCTTTACACACTCGAAGTAAGGCAGGGGAAGATAGCCCAATTTCGTGGCAAGTATAACCAAGATGTACCAGCTGAAGTCTGGGACATAGCCAAGGAATGGATGAAGCAAACGAAATTAGTACCAAAGTCAGCATAAAGGAAAAAGGAGTTGGAAGATGATGGAAGAATTAAAGAAAAAAGTTAATGGAGTATACGGCTGGTCGGTAGAAGACGGGAAGCCCAAACCTCCCAAGCAAGATTTACCACAAGCAGTGAAAGACCGGGTGGACTATTTTTGGGAAATGGCAGAAGATGGTATGACGTTTATGGGAGCGATGGAATGCATCTTCGCTGATGAAAAGCCTACAGACTATGATTTGGGAGCTACTAAGGATTGGTTGCCAAAATCTAAGGAGTTTGATGATTGGATTGGCTATTCACCAGGCATGTCTCAGTTAGTTATTGCAGTTTATTTGATTTATGGAGGAGTTGGAAGATGAATAAGCAGGAATTGATTGAACATTGCAAAACTTTGAAAGAAGATAAAAATAAATTTATAGATTGTATTGATGTAGACAGGATCATCAATACAATCAAACAACTAGACGAACCTGAAAAAATCACAATCCCGAAATTCGTTGCTGACTATATAGAATTTAAAAAGAAATATAATTTTCATGTTTATGGAGCAATGAGAACAATCGAAGATTACGAAGATAAGAGAGTTCCCAATTGGTTCTACAAAGGCAATATCGAAAAATTCTGTCTCGCATGGATTCTAGGCTACGAGATCGAGAAGAGATATATTATAACTCTGAAATCAAGCGGACAAAAGTTGTACTATCACACGGAAGATGAAGATTATATTTTCTCTAGCTATGATGGAGTATTCTACTCAGGATATCATACTAAAACCGATCTAGAAGAAAATGGCATGAGTTGGATATTCGATTGTGAGGGTGTGGAAGTTCAGGAGGTGGAGTGATGTCATGTAGTGAAAATTTTAAAAAAGAAAAAGAATTGTCTGCTGCTATTTCAAATCTCAAGATAGAAGCCTTACAAAATGATGATAAATTGAGCAGTCAATCATTAAGCAACATCAAAAGGCAAGCAAGGGATCTATATGAGTGCCTAGTATGGTTGCAGTATGCTGCGGAGGAGGCAGGTAGATGAGTTATGATTTGGAAATCTTAGGAAAAATAGAAAGTGGAGATTATATTTGCATAGATGAACCTGAAAATAGCTCTCCTACTTACAATCTTGGAAGAATGTTTAGGGTTGCTATGGATTGGAATTTCAAACAAGGTACTATCTACAATGTTGCTCAGATTTTTGAAAACATTCAACGTGGTATCTCAGAATTGGAACAGTACCCTGAAAAGTATGTCCAGTATGAGCCCGAGAACAAATGGGGGACAGTCAGCAGTGCGTTAGAAGATTTAAGATCATTGAGAGATTGTATTTTAGGACAAGATATCGATACAAAATACTTATATGTGAGGTGGTAAATTGAAGCGACCAAACAGATACCCTTACACACGAAGTCAGTGAGTTGAAGAAACCTCTGATTATTATACATATGCAGACGGTATTTATTTTACAAGTCATGTTTTAAAAAATAGACTCACTAGAGAAATTAAGAGCAAGGAGATGAAATAGTGATTATCAAGAATTACAAATATGATTATTCAAGTGGCAGAATCTACTACACAATTGATGTTGATGGCTATGAACAAGTTATGGAACATACAAAGACAGAGCACGGAAGTGTACAAAGAGATGATATTGATGATTTCTTGGGTACGGTCGAGGAATACGACTTTCAAGAAGCTGAGATGATTGAAGCATTCGTTGATTTTCAAAATGATTTGCTCTTGTATGGAATTGGTTTTGAATTGAGAAATGAGGTTGAGTGATGATACAAACGCTTGAAGAAGGAATGAAGAATCAAAGCAAACGCATAAAAATCCCAAGGGAAATCAGACCGTTTGATATAGGGTATCAAATAGTGAATCAACATGGAAATCCGCTTGCCTTAAAAAACGGAGCAAGCATATTCGCTTTACCTTCGCTAGCTGAAAAAGCCATTAAGAAAGAGTTTAGTAAAGATGACCCAGACTTTGACATTGAAAAGCATTTTGTCGAAGAGGTCGCTGTTGTCAATTTAAGTAAATTTCATAGTTATTTTGAGGAGGTGGAGTGATGGGAGATATACGAATACTAGATGCGTGCTGT